CACCACTGGAGGGATCCAGTGGACCCACCTTCGAACGTACTTATGATCGAAGGCTGGTACCCTACTTCTCATCATTACTTCAGACGCATTAATATCTCTTATCCGGTACCTATCAAGGTGCCAGAGGAAGAGAGTTCGTGAATCTGAAACGACGTAAGTCCTACTTCGGGGTTTATAAGCCCGGAAGTAGAGAATGGACCTACGCCTTCTGATGAGCTTCTTGGAGTATGCGTAGTTTACATTTACATGTATACCAGACATACTATCATCATTCTCAGGGACTAATGGCAGGTTGAACTTCTGCACTAATTCAGCGCAGAAGGACCACAAGCTACTAGACGGAGAACCAACGCGCACAAACCCATTCACATTGTGACAAATCTGGGCTTTTAGGCCAGACCAGCCACGAAGGTAAAAGGGCGTGACGTTGACTCCACGATAAGAATCGACTCCACAGGATTCCCGAAAGGGTCCCGAGGTGAAGGTCTTATCGACATTGGGAATGAAGCCAAGAAAACGCAGGAAACGCAGTAGATCTTGAGTCTTCTCAGTTTCCACGATGATATCATCACCGTAGACTGAGTTAACTTTTGAGCCTACCGCGTAACATGCGGAAGCGAAAACAAGAGTTTCAAGTACGAATGTAGCTCCGTTTCCCATACTGGAAAACTTTGCATATTCGATCAGGGAGCCTTCCAGGCGCCCAAACTTGGAACGAACGGCATTCAAATAGCGAAACCATGGAAGCGGAAGCAACCATGCAACGCAGTTGAAAGCCAACGTATCGCTAGCCATGGAAAGATCGATAGTAGATAAACTACCGTCGACCGATGCACGGCGAGCGAGCTCTTGGTTTCGAGATTGGTCTGACAGGTCAACTCCGCGTCTGCGGAGCTTCGTTTTAACGTATGTATCGAATGCGAGTTGCAGGGGAAGGTTCCCCTCTGGCTCACACGCGATTGTACGATCTGTCTTCCAATTCTTAGGGACAAACTCCACTCTATTCGCTACTACGGTCCGCGTACGCATCGAATCATAGCCAAAGAACTTGGCTAGGGCTCTAACGTACGGGGAAGCCGGAGAAGTGCAATTCATTCGAAGTTTTACCTTCTTATGAGGCGCACTATTGCGACGAGAGTTTGTAGAGGTGGCTCCCGATGTGAACCTTACTAACTTAGGCAAAGAACCTAAGAAGTCGTCAAAAGGACCTAAGACTCTAGAGATATATGCTTCGGCACGAGACAACCACTTGCTAAGATCGGGATCTAAACGATCGCGCTTAGCGAAGTAGTAGTCAAGCCGCCTATTAGTTATACGGCAGATGCGTTCGGCTCTTTTGAAGGAGTCGATCGCATTCTGACGACAGCTAACAGGTTCAGCAAATATCGCGTTCTTTTTAAAGAACGCTTCTATTTGTCTCAAGGTCCTAATGGCGGGAAGACCTAGCAAGGCGAAGTCTTCACGGTTCACTAGGGAAGCTAGACCACGGAAGTTCCTATTTCGAATCATTCCCATGATTCTATTATAGGTCCGTTCGTCTAGCGAGCTTCTGTTGTCGTCCACAAAACGTCGGCAAACGCCGTACGTAATGTCAATGAAGGTCATTATGATCTCCAAAGTTCGAGGGTGGAAGTTGTCTAGGGTGGTGCGTTACACGTCCATTACGGAAGTGCAACGTACTCTATGATACTCTGGTCGGACTTGCCCGAAGGCAGTTCCAACGGAGTTACATAGATTCCTAGACTAGCCAAAACAGCAGTAAGTGTCAAATAGAACACGTACTGCAGTGCGGACTTTATCTTCTTTTTAGGAAGATTCGGTTTCACACTATTGTTTCAACCACTTCTGACCCGTTACCATGACGCCAAACTCGTCTGACGCGACAATGTCACGAAAGACGGCGAGGGCCGAGGTAACGTCGGTATCGGCGGCCCGATTTACAGGACGCCGAACGATCGCCTCGAAGGACACGCGTTCCGGTAGGATCGCGCCATCAGCATCAGGTGTCACCTCGATGACGCGAAATGCGTCCTCTTGGATAACCTGGCTGCCAACAGGTACACGCCGCCTCTGGATTACCAGCTTCGGATCTAGGGCCGTATGGCCCGTATACGTGTACGTTCGAGTGTTTCCGTTATCGGAAAACACGGCGAGGGCAGTACTCATAGCTGCCATTTGTTTCTCCTTTGATTACACCAACAGAACACTCAAGTTAGTTACTTACGTAATGCTTGCGTGAACAATGCCACAAGGTCGAAAACCTTGTAAGCATCAAGTTGGAGTTTGAGAAGTGGAAGCTTAGACACAGGCATTGGGTAACGCCTCGTAAGAGTCTCCGTTCCTGCAGTAACGTACTTCCAGTCGCCAGTGAATCCCGACGAACCAGTATAACTACTGGTCATCGTCCATTCATTTTTGACTTGGAGGCCGCCTGCAGAGACGTAGTCTCTTTGAAGTGTTAAGAACGAAAGAGATTCTAGGAACTTTCCAACATTCAAAACCCAATCAACAACGAAGCTGAGACGTGTTAGTTCCCAGCCCGTTATGATCGGATTAAAAATGAAGCGCGGAGGTTCAATTTCCGCGACTACTACGCCTCTGACCCCAACTGTTGTTGTGGCAGAGACCGTATTAGTGAGAGTTCCCCAAACGAACGTCTTGGTGTAATCGACAACACTTTGGTGTTGATCGGTTTGACCAGCCGATTCGCGGAACCTCTTGCGCCCTTCGTTCAGATTGACGATAGCCTCGGCGATATCTTTCATATCGTAGACGAGGGTTCGCCATCCATAACGTCCCTCTAACCAGAGATCAGCAAATTTGCCGGTCCTGATTAGAGTTATGAGCCGAGATACGAAACCTCGGAACATGGCGACGGTTTTGGATAACTCTGAACCAAAAGTTAAAGCATCCCATCCTGAGCTGTAAATCTTAGCAGCGGCGGATTGGACATAGAATCCAAGGTCATCGAAGTCGACGTTGGATTCCAGGACAGTCGGACCAACTATCCACGGATCCTTATCCGTACTTATAGTCCACGCATAAGAATGCGCCGGACTAGTATAGTAACGATAATAAGGAGCGGTAGTAAATTGTTTTACATCAAATTTACTATCTGTTACAACATAGTTATAACTATATTGTATCCATGGGGTCATTGGCAACAACTTTCCTGCCTTTAACTTAGTCCAGTACTCGGAATGTGTCCAACCCTGCATATCTGCATACTGTTTAGAATGCAAATAATAGGAGTTGGTACTCTGCAGAACGGGAGTGCCGCTTCCGGGATTACCATAGGTACCCGGCGCGCGCCACCCCTGAACTGAAGTAGTACTTCCGATTAAACTGGATTTAGGCGGACGGGCTATAAGACCCATCGTTCACCTCCTCATACTCAGTGGTAAGAAAGATTACGTAGCACAAGCGAGCGAAAGTATCGTTCTCAACGATACGGCGTCGAAAAGTCTCGAGACTCCCGCACGGAACAGTAAGTTCCGCAACGGGGGACTCGTAGACAATTCGAGCCTTACCGAGAGACGAATACGATTGCGAACAAGTGCACGCGTAACCTTTCACTACTCTAAGCATGAGGAGTTACCCTTGCCGTTAAAGCCGACATTCCACTATTATGTCGACATGTCGGAGCCGATACGGATAGCAACCTTCGAAGGAAG